TAGCAGACGGAACCAAGATTACAATACACAAAGCATCAGAATATAATTATGTTGCAGTAAGTCGTAATTTATTAAAGCGTTGGGGTGGTTGGTTAGACTATGGTGACTTTATCGTATTGACTGGAACCAATGGAAAGAACGGAGTATATCAAGTCAAAGATACAATGAATAAACGATTTGTAAATCGTATTGATATATTGGAATCGCCAGGAGTAAAACCATATAAATTTACAGATGCTAAAATCAAGAAAGCAAATTTAAATGAGGATATAAAATTTATATCAAATTAAAAAAAGTTCTTGACAACGGAACAAAAATGTTGTATATTAAGGTTATATGAGATTTAAAATAAAAAGGTTATAGATGAGTTTTGAAAAATTCACAGGAGTATCAGATTTTGACTTTGAACTAAACAAACAAAAGTTCATTGATAATTTAGAATACTTAAAACATATGTCAGTTGAAGAATCCACATTATATAAAAAGTGGCAAGAGTTCAATAAAGATATAAACAAATCTCAGAAACAAGCCACTCAAATAGATGTAATAAAAAGTAGACTATGGACACCAACAGACATATACAATAAAGAACAAACTATTAAAGAAATAGAAAACTTAGACCCAATTATAGAATATACAGAAAATGCTACTGAGTGGACATTAGTTAGAAAACTAATTCATACAATGGATTGGAATGCTAATCCAGGCCGTAACCAAAAGTATTATGTCAAAGATAGAACAACAGATAAAATACTTGGGTTGGTATCATTAGGTAGTGATGTCACAAGTATAAAAGTTCGTGATGACTTTTTAGGTTGGAAGAAAGAAAACAAATTTGAAGAACATAAACTAAACAATACAGCTATTGCATCAACTATTGTTTGTGTTCAACCACTTGGATTTAATATGTTGGGTGGTAAGTTAATAGCTTCTATGACAACATCATCTAATGTTAGAGAACAATGGAAAAAAGATTATGATGATTTATTAGTTGGTATCACAACTACATCTTTATATGGTATTCATTCTCAATACAACGGAATACCTTTATGGAAAACATTAGGAGAATCTAATGGAAAGATTTTAATTAAGCCGGACGATAGTGTTTACTTGATTTGGAATCAATGGTTGAAAGAAAATCATCCAGAAGAACATCTTAAGGCCGTAACGAACACTGGTCCTAAACAAAATGTTATCAATAGAATATTCAGACACTTAGAAATCAAACCAAAAGAATATGAACACGGATTTAAACGAGGTGTTTACTTTGCAAACATTTATGAAAATGGTAAAGAATTTTTAAGAAGTGAAATCAAAGAAGAAGATTTAATTATGAAACCAAAGTATCAACAAGATACAGATTATATTAACAACTGGTGGAAACCTAAAGCTATAAGAAGATATACTAAGTTATTTGATGACAATAGAATCAAACCAGATTCATTATTTTATTCTAAGATAATTGGAATGACTTGGGAAGAAGCCAAACAACAATACTTACAGGAGGTAGGTAGATAGAAATGAGTAGACAAGTAAAAAGAATGAAAGAACGAAAACAATTAAAGCAGACGAAGATGAAAGTACTTAAATTTAAAGTAGAAGAAATTAAGAATGTAAAGGAAACTTCAAACTTAATGCCACCCGATTGGTATAATGAAAAAGAAGGTGGTTATGTCTACCTTTGGACAAATTTAACAAATTTAAAATTAAATGAAGGCGTTACAGATGAATCTAAACTAAAACCAGTTTACTATCTTGGTTTAGGAAGTAAAGGAAAACTTGGATACAAAGACGGAAGTTACTATGGTTCTTGTGACACCGAAGAGTGGAACGCTGATAGTTCCAATCCTTTGATGGAATGGAAGTTTGAAATTTTAGAGTTTCATAAAGAGTATGATATGGCTGATTATTCAGAGTCGTATCAACTAATGAGTATTGGAGCAACCCAATCAGAAATTTACTACAATGGTAATAATGGATTTAAAGAAATTCTTGAAAGTCAGATTGATGACATCATCAAACTTAATTCAGACATTAAAGAAGCTTCAAACTACTTTATGTCTTTACCAATTGAAAGTCGAGAAGGATTTTACAATGGATTTGAATATAGAACTTTAACTTGGAAAGAAGTTATGGAGTTAATTCCTTATCAGTTACCAAATCGTCAAGAAGACGAAAAGGTTATTAATAGTGTTGCTTCTGATGTTTCTTTAAATCACGGAGACACAAGTGATATCGACCCAATTTTAGTTATGAATCTAAAACCAAACATCTTAGTTGATGACAATGGTAATTCATTAGTGGGACAACTAAACATCGCTGGTAATCACCGAAAGAAAGGTGCTGAATCTGGTGGTGCTTCAAGACTTGGAGGTTTATTTCTTCCAGACTTTAGAACAAATGATTTTGGAGAACTTGAAATCCAACAATTGGCTGCGGCTGACAATCCTATTCCAAAAAAACCAACCAACCCAACAGGAACTATGGAGTTTGTTGACATTGTAGGTGAGATGTCTCGTGTGAAAAAAATTCCACTTACTCATCCTGACATTGACAAGTATTTAGAATCGGTTGGTGTGAAGTCATTAAAAGATAGAAAAAAAATTAAAGCATTAGCGAAAGAACAAAAACAACACGCTAAGAACAAAACCGTTCCAATCAAGTGGAGTTCAAAAGGTTGGGCAGCTGAGGCGAAGAGAATTGTTGAGGCTTTAGAGTCTAACACTTCAAGAGCAGTTGTTTGTTCGGTTGAAGCATTTAACATTGAGATGTTAATGAATGTTTGGCTTGAAGCTAATGAAAAGGGATTACCAATTACAGACTTTACTTTTCTTATGTATGGTAAAAACATCTACGCTTGGACAATGTGGGACAACGAACCAAAAGGTAGGTTAAATGCAGACAAGTTAATTGGTGCTTCAAGAAATGAAGTTTATGACAAAAAAGGAAAGTTGATTTCAGAAATCAATGTACACTTTAGAAGACTACCTGGTGAACACGCAAGTGTTGGTATTGGTCATCACAACTTTTGGGATTCTTCAGTAAGAGGAAAAACTTGGTTAAAAGATGAAGGTATTACTTTACCTAAAAAGGACAAATAATGTCATTAAGTAGATTCACATCAGATGACAAGGAATACAAGTATAGAATACTCGTATATCCAAATATAACTTTCCAAAAAGATTTGGAGAAAGATAGTTATGTAGTTGTGTTGGGTAATGTAATTAAAGAAATGAATAAAATCAGAAATGATTTACATTGGACAATTATATCGCCCGAGTTAATATCAAGTTTACAATTTGACAATACAGAACAATTAATAGTTCCACAACTTACATATCCTAATTCAATGAGAATGTCTTTTCCATTCAAAGAAGTTATGTCAGCGATTGATTGGACTCGTAATGATTATGATATCGTGTATAGTCATTTACCAGAACACACAGGCCAACTGAAGAATCTACTTTTCAACACAACCAATATTTCACCAACGATAGTCGGTTATACTCATTGGACCGAGTTTAAAGAAATAACAAACTACGAATATCAAGTTGGTTTAGCATTTAACATTATTGGTTTATTACAACAAGAGAAATGTGGTATCAATACAGAAGCACAAAAACAACTTGTATTAAAAAATGCAAGGGAACATTTTAATGATGATGTTGTTAAACAATTAGATGAAATCCTTGAACCACATTATCTTGGTTGGGAAACACCAAACTATGAAAAACAAACAACAGATAAAAATATAATTGTTTACAATCACAGACCACACACATATAAGAATTATCCTTGGTTCTTAAAACAAATGGATAAACTTTGGGAACAACGACAAGACTTTGAAGTGTGGGTTCCATTGGCAGATAAGAAAGAAAAGGATTATATGACGATTGACAAGTATGATAGATATGGTTATTTTTCTAAGTTGTCTTCTTGCAAAGTTGGTGTTTGTTGTAAACAAAAATATGAAGGTTGGGCGATATCTGCTACAGACGGAATGTCAGTTGGAGTTCCTTATATGTTTTCAGATGACGGAAGTTATCACGAATTAGCAGATAAAGCTGGAATATATTATAAAGATTCAGATGAGTTTTTAGAGTTAATAAATAAAACATTAGATGACAAAAACTTTAGAAATGAACATTCTGAAAAATCATTACAAAGATTTGAAGATAGTAAATGGGATAAGCAGATTGTAAAAATTAACGATATGTTTCAAACTACTATTGACAATTTACACCAAAGTAAAGAAACTGATTCATATAAACAAATACTAAAATTTATCAGAGATAAAAAGTCAGTTACCAAACGAGACATTACTGATGAGCTTGGTTGGGGTATACGAGTAGCATTTAATTCATATAGAAATAGATTAAGAAATGAAAAGGATATAAGATTAACAAAAAATAGATACGAGGTTATTGAAAAATGAAACAATTAACAGAACAACAAATTACAGATAATTGGACGGACTTAAGAACAATTATCAACAATACATTTAGTGGAGAAAGATTAGAAAAGCTCAACAAGATGTATGATGATTTTGAAGACAGAATGATAGTAGCACCAGCTAGTGCTAAGAAAGCATTTCACAATGCTATGGTGGGTGGATATGTAGAACATATATTACACGTTATCAATATGTCAAAACAAATTAAAGATGTCTGGGTGTCAAATGGAGCTATGATTAATTTTACAGATGAAGAATTAATCTTTGCAGCTCTACATCACGACTTAGGTAAAGTAGGTGACTTAGAGGGTAATGATTATTACATTCCACAAGACAATGATTGGAGAGTAAAGAATATGGGAGAAATATATACTCACAATGAAAATCTTTCATCTTATATGAATGTTACGGATAGAGCATTGTTTATTCTACAACATTACGGAATAGAAATGTCTGAGTTTGAATACCTTGGATTGAAATTAGCTGACGGACTTTATGAAGACGCTAATGAAAAATATCTAAAAGGATATAATCCGGCTTGGAGATTAAAAAGTAATATCGCTTACATTATACACCAGGCAGATATGATGGCTACACACACCGAATATGATGAGTGGCACAGAGAAGACAAGAAAGAATCTGCTAAGGTTCAGAAGTCAGTAAATAAAATTAAAGATGCAGTTGACACGGAAATAAA